CATGGCCCAGATTTTTGGAATAATTTCGGATGGCTTCTCCAGGAAGCGGAGCGTATATCGATTTATACTCATCAGAATTTTGCTGCTCACCCCGTTTCCTATTGTGGAATGAAAATTACGGATGAACCTAAATATAATTCGGCAAAAGATGGTGGAGATATGTCTATCGGGGAAATGTCTTAGACGTCAAATAGATGGCCGACACGGGGGCTACCCCCGCTTACCAAATGGATTTTATGAATCGCCTTTTACATCCAGAGCCACTTATATCACTTCACACACCATTGCCATCTGGAGAAATAAAAATCAGTATTCATGATGCTGTAGATAAACCACCCCGTCAACATGCATTACGTGGCATCTATCCTTTTATGACTCTACAGGATATTAAACATGCTGTTCACATTGCTCTTGATATGAGTGATGATTCATTACCTGACTATATGTTTATTGGTATACCAACTCCAATAGGTAAACGCCTCAAACCACTTGACTATGGATGGTCAGAGCCATCACATCCTACAGAAGGGTTTAGTCTATCAAATCCCTTTGATGCAGTAACTAAAAAAACACATGATGCACGATTTGTAGATTCAACTGGAGCCCGAAAAAATCTAGGATTTCATCCGCGCGCACGTATGTTATTAGAGTCATCTATTTTATCGAAAAAAGATACTGTTACTCTACATGTATTTTTATACAAAACTATAGAGGCTATAATTCCTGGAGAGCGTCCATTAGGTGAGAATGATTGGAATGGTTATTTGTATCCGTATTTTCCGAAATTATCAGTTGAAAATCATACACCCACAAAAGAATATCGTGAGCATGTTGAACGCTCTACACGGGCTTTTATTAGAAAGCGTGAATTCTACGGTATTTTAGAAAAAACATTATCTCGTGATGCAATGTTTTCTCTTGTTTTAACTGGGATTAGAGCTCTGCGTCTACACTATACTAAACCACAAGCTATAGCGGGGATTGAAACAATTTTCTACAATACACCTGTAAACAGTATACGCCCTTATATGCGCCTTCTTCCAATTGAAGGCGGTCCCATAAGCAAACTTCATATGGTAGGTGAAAAGCCTGATATTGAGGATCCTCGTCTTCTTCTCCAGTGGGGACAGGAGCGCACTATAACTCCTGACCGCGATTCTGCTTTTGTTAAAATTCTTATACGGAAGCGGAGTGGAGCAATTTCACCGCTTTACTGCACATTACGCCTTCTTGATGATGGTACAGCTGATGTAACTTTAGAGCCACCGAAGAATGTAAGGAAACTCGATCCAAGAAGTGAGCTTGACAACTTCCCCCAAATCCTACAAAGTGCAATGGAAGGATTTCCCTATATAAAAGAGCCTCCTGCTTTTATTAATGGAATGTTTATATTTGGCCTTAATCTAAAAGATGTTCCAACTTCGTATACAACAACTGCACTACGTGCAAAACTCCCCGTGTTTTCTTCCATATTTCAAGAAATTCCTCCAATTCCAGGTGAAACCCCTCTTTTAATGTTGCGATACAAACTTATTAATAACTTTACAAATGAAGATAGAATACAGAGCTTTATAACGCAGGTAATGAGTCGTAAATTTATTCAAGGTGATACAAACTATAATGACCTTATAGAGCTTGTTGCTGATGAATTTGATATAGAAATATCTGAGGCTCGTAAATATGTTGCTGACAAACTAAAGGGGCAGGGTGATGTTGTAATAACGGGGGACGATATGATGTATACATTACAGTCAAATACTGGTGTAGATATAGGTATCTTTGCCCAGCACCCCTTTTATTCTTTTCACGTGTACCGTGTAGATTCTCAATTTACCCTTCAGCGTATTATGTCATTTTTATCAATTTTGTTTAGTTGTTCTGCAAGCGAGCTTAGTGTTTCTAAGACGGCAGTGCGTGAAATTGTTAAAGAGGCTGAAGCTGAGGCTGAGGCTGCACCTGAAGATAATAATTTCAAAAGTGTTGAAGAGGAGGAAACCAATTTTAAGAGTGTTGAAGATACAGGTGAGGCACCTGAGGTAAAAGAGGATGCTGAATATTTTGATGATCTTATGTTTGATGTTTCAGAACAGCCTACACTAGAGGATGAATTTGGACCCAATGCAAAAAATGTCGCTGAGGAAGGAAATGCTCGCCCTGAAGGTGTACTTTCACGCATTGAAGAAGAGCCACTTGAAGAAACATCACTTCCCACATCAGCTTCACTTAAGAAACAAATTGCGAGTGATGTTGAACGCCCTTCAGCAACTCAGGGTGTAGAGCCCTCTAAGAAATTTACATTTAGTAAAAAAACAATAGAAACTCCTGTGTCGAGCCTTTCTGGAAAGGGATTTGAAACCTACTTTTCAGATAAATTAAAGGAGGCTGACCTAATGTTATTCGACTTTCATAGAACGCACCAGTCATTAGCAAAGTATGTAACACAATGTGCTTCGAACTTAATGAGGCAGCCCGCTGTTATGTCAGAAGAACAATTTAATCAGATGGTAAAAGAATATGAGGATGTATTAAAATCAAAAGAAATTAAATTTATTGTATTTCCTCTTAGCAAAGATGCTAAAAAGGAACCGTATGATCAGACTATAAAAGAATATTACACATTTATGCTTTATGGAACCTCTGATAAGGTTAAGAATTACTACGTGTGTTGTAAATACTTTTGTACACGCGATGGAATTCTTGTACGCGAAACGGAATTAAACGGTACTACTCTACGTCGCCCTGTTAAAAATGCTGACGGCAGTCAGCGTAAAGAGAAAGAGCCTGGAACATGTCCATTTTGTGAAGGAAAGGTCATTAAAAATCGTCGATTCCCTGGTGTGAATGAAACAATTATTGAGCGCGGTGTAAAGGCAGGTACAGTGGATAGTCGTCATCTTTACATTAGATTTTTAAAGAAGACAAATCATCCTAAAGGATTTTACTTACCATGCTGTTTCTTAGAAGACCAGCCTATACGCGTAGGCAATCCTGCGTATAACGAGGAAACGAGTGTGCGTGCTGTACAGCCTTTTGAGGATGATATCGACGATAGTGTTGAAGAAGACGAGTCAGCCTCAACAACTCTTACACAGGGTAAGGTAAAGATTATTACTTACGAAACTACAATGATAGGGGCTTGGAAGGAGTATATTGTAGGGTCTGAAAAGCTACCTTTAGAGGGAATTGTCAAACGCTATAAAAAGGTTCGTGAGGACGTTGCAGAGCAGGGGAAATTATCAGAGCCTCAAATTGGACTGTTGCCTCCTCAATTAAACCCCTATTTTTCTCAAGATTCGGTAGATTTAGTAAGTAGAACCTTTAATCCTCAGAAACTTAAGGCGGGTGTTCAGGGATTTTTACGAATTGGAGTAGAAAATACGTCACGTTATTCAAATGATTCTTTTCTTGCTGCAGTAGCCCCCTTTTTCCAACAGAATTCTGTTAATGCCATTAAACGCCTATTATCTGATCCAATTGTTGTATCACCAAGCGTTTTTGTAGGTCTAAACTATGGTAATCTTTTATTGGAAATGTATAAGCCAAATGGAAAGCGCCCAGAAATTACGGATGAGATAAAACTATGGGCAAAAGACAATCTTCACATTAAAAAGGTTACAACAAATAATGAAGAACTTGTTATGCGTGCATATATGTCTTATGCCAACTATATAGAATGGTTGGAATCAGATGGAACTAAAAAGGAATACCGTCATTTTGCCAATCTATTTTTACAGCCAGAAATATTTGAATTAGCTACTATGCGTGTTGGAGGTACAGATGCTCCTGTTACTGAAAAAGCAAGAGGTATTGTTTTTATTATTCTTGATATGTTAAAAAATGGGGAGGTCAAAGTTCGGTGCCCACCCTATCCTATACATAAAGATGTTTTGGCCCAATCTGATATTGGATTTTTATTCCATCATTATTCTGGAATATGGGAGCCAATTTTCTACGCCGATAACAAGACTCCTTCAGAACGAAAACTACATTCTTATGCTCTTAGATTCTTATCTACGCGCAACGAAACGTGGCCTAAGATTGTTCAAGAACGTGTTAAAGAATTTATTGAGCAATGTAAAAGCTCTACAGGAGGAAAAGGATTTTACACAAGTTTTTCTGGAATAACATCGAAGAAATGTATAGGAATAACGGCACTTATACAAGAGCTTTCAGTACATAAAACAATTTCATACTATGGACTAATTCGCGATGCATATAACCATGTTGCTGCCGTTATTTACAAAAGCGAGTCAAATACTTTAATAGCAATTCCTGTTATTGATGATGGATTATCACCAAGTACCCCTGATGGCACGCTAGTATTAGATTGGGATGATTTTACACCCGCCCCCTTAGACCAGGTATTAGCATTTTACAAAAAATATATATACGTAAGAAATTCGGCACAATATACAATTCAGCGACAGATAAAAAGTAAGGGGTCTGGGCGTTTAGAGGCTGTTCAACTAAAAAATGGGCTCTATGTTCCGATTTCACCCCCACCAGAAGGTGTATATGTAGAGCTTCCAGAGTCTGTTATAGGTGAAGTTACCGAGATGGAATGGAGTATAAACAGAAAAATTATTATGGATGTTGCTGATGCTGAGCCACCAGGTGATGAAGCACGTATAGAAATAAAAGAGTTTAATGAAGTGTATGAGCATCTTCGAATGACATTTTCAAATTGGCTCCACACCCAAGAGGATGGTGGTGAACTTAGAAATGTTCTTGAAACCACTATATATAGAAATGATATACCCCTTTTTGAAAAGCGAAAACGTTTAGAAATTCTTCTTGGATCTACAATCGAATCTTGGATTTCAGAGTCAGACCAAGATAGTAAACGTCAGGCAAGTCTTCTTCGTGTAGATTGCCTTTTAAGACCTGAATCCGAATGTAGTGGACGATGCAGTTGGATTCAAGGTGACAAATGTCTAATACATGCTCCAACCAAATCTCCGTATTCAGATAAAGCATCGGCGACTTATGTACTGCTTTTACGTTTAATAGAAGAGCTTCTACGATTTGGGGAGCGTAGAAAACAACTCTTTGAACAGCGGGTACAACAGCTAGCAGATATTGATGAACCAATACGTGATGGTAATCAGTATATTATTCCTGAAAAATCGGCAGTATGGACACAGCTTCTTCGTATGGAATGGTCACTAGAGCATACTGATACGCCTTTGTATTTGGAGGAAATGGCAACTCTTGTACCAACAAATCCAATTACAGAAGATCTCACACGTATTTCGGAGGAACTTAAATCAATTATAGGGGATGATTCAGGTCTTTATTTATATCCTTCAGCTACAAAGACGCTAGAGCCATTTTTATCATTTTTAAATACTAGCGCGGTTGAATTAGGATTAGTTGCTAATGCTAGTGAGCTCACTGAGCCAGCTCTTTCGGCATTGCTACGAAAGACATCTATGCCAATTATGCAGATTGATTTACGGAAAGAGCCACCTGCAATTATTGTAAAACAGCCGCAGCGTGATAGTTCTTTAGGATATCCTGTTTTTGTCCTACGTGATGACTACCCTGTATCGCTTCTTGTTAAAAATCCAGAAGACCCTAAAATCTTAGAAGTTGCTAATTTACCCGAGTCACTAAGAGTAATTATAAAAGAGAGTCCTAAGCTGTTTATTAAAGTAACAAAGCCTGTGGAGCCATTTACTTAACGGCAAGTAACGTTAATGTTAACTCCTAAACTGATACACACCATCGGCATTACCTCGATAAAGACAAATCCACATAGAGCAATTTCCAGTTCCACATACAACAAACTTACATTTTGACATGGCAACTACAAGTGCTAAAAAATACTTTGAAAAGATATGATTATCTTTTTTGAATAATATATCAACTGTTGTTAACGATTGATGTATATGACGAATTTCGTCTTTACAATAGAAACTATTTGGTATACTACTCATATTTTCTATAAATTCTGTTTCATCACTCTGTATAAGAAATCGTAAATTCGGATTTTGTGCCTTTAATAATTTAACAGTATCTGTATACCAACTATAAGGTGCTAAGGGAGTTTCTGTTGCCTTATCATTTCCTCTATGGAAAAGAACACATGTATTTGAATAATCAATATTATACTTATTTTCAATAGTATGTAGAATTGATAGTATATTCGGCGATGGACTAAAATACTTTTGTATGTATGGTGCTAATCCTTTATAGTCTAGGCTAGTATACAGTGAATATTGAAACCAATGTTCAAATTCTAGACGTTTGTATTTAATGGGGACATCTGATTCTTCAAAATACTCAGACATAATTGATGTATTTTCAGTACCTTCAGGCTTATACCAATCAAATACGTGAGTTGTGTCAAGTGCTTCAGGTAGGACCTTGTATTTATTAGCATATGCAACAATATTATGTAATATCATGCCACATGTTGAAAAAAAGCCAACCTTATGCAATAGTGTTAGTGTTTTTTCTGGTTTTTGCATGCGCCCCCTATTACTTATCCATGATGACATACTTTAATTAACTATGCTTACCCTTAAGCCGAGTAAGCCTTGCCTCTAACATATCAGAAATTTCATCATCTAACCGATTTAGATGATATAATTTATAGTTGGTGTTATCTGGGTGAAAAACAACAATACACATATCTGAAATTTTCATTCCATAGTAGGTTTCTAGAAACCAGCGATAGGCATTTAGTTGAAGGGTATATTGCCAATAATTACAACTGGGTAGGTGGCTAATTGGGTCAAGTGCATTTTCCCAAGGATTTTCAGTTTTAATTTCTTTAGAGCGCTTCCAATCATAAATTACATATGAATCGTCCGATTTTCTATAGAACACCATATCAATAGAGCCGGCTAGTTTGTACTCTTCACTCCAAACACACCATTCAGTCCGAAAGGGTACTAGGTCCTTGTTAACATCCTTCCAGAAATTTGTAAAATATTTCCATTCCTTAGTACCTTTCATTTCTTCACTAATTAAATGTTCAGCTCCATTCATAAATTTCTCAATTGCTAGGTGCATAGCAGTTCCTTGACTGGATGACATATTACGATTAGTATCCCATTCATTCTTAATCGTTTCTGCTGTTTTTCCGAAAAGTTTATTATTTGGCCAGTTTGGAGAAGCCATCATCTTTTTAATAACAGCATCGGCATCAAAATAAGGGAAGCAATTATGTACAAACTTCGTACAACTAATTACAGATTTAGAGCTCCCTTTAATTGTATATACATGTGTAGGCTCATCAAAGCCAATTGAAGCGTCGCGTGGATGAGAATTTTGTTTATATAATTGTTGCCAAGATTCAGACATTTACATATACCCTGTATATACTAGTCGGTGTGCGTTTAAACGCCCCATCATTTATATTTACTAAATAAGAATGATTGCTGGATATATAATTGGATTTTCAGATTCTTCAAATGAGTTTACTCTACCAGATGTAAATGATACGCCTCGTGTATTATACAAGACGCTTAATGAGGCAGAGCAGGGATTAAAAAAGATGATAGCAAAATACGAAGTATTTACACCTGCACTCTACGGAGAAGTTTACCCTTTTGAAAATACTACGCCTCAAAAAGAACTAGAGCGTACTGGACGGGCAATATATGGATGGATTCAATATGAAAGCGAAGATGGTATACAGAGAGTATCTGTGTGTATTTTTACACTTCCATGGAATTAGAATCCAGCCAACTCCATAATGATTGAACCAATCTTATTATCTCCTTCAATCACTCCACTATTCTTTCTAACGCCACCCATATTACTGGAATTCGCTCCAGGGGCATAATATAGTAATGTCTTGCCTTTGTCGCGCGCGGTCTCAACAATCTTTCTGAATCGAGCGTCGGTTTCCCAGCGCTGTCGAAGTCCTTCACGAAGAACTTCATCCTTCTTTACGGCCCACTTTGCCTCATCAAAAGTAGCCTTGTATTTTTTGTAAGCACTTGGTCGCAGTGCATCCCGCACAGCTGCTGTTTCCTCTTTTGCTAGTTCGCGTTCCCGTGCATCACTTAGTAGTTTTGTACCCCCTTCTGACTCATCAAGGCGCTTACGAAGAAACTGCTGGTGGATTGTTCCTTCACGTCCAAAGATACTTGCTGCCAGCTCAGGAACGTTTGTGGCAAGACGGTAATGCATTGCTGCCAGATAGTGGTCTAGACTTGAATAGAGAACACTGTCATCATATGGGTCCTCAATAGGAAAGGGGGCCGTAGGAGATAGCCACTGAGCAGCCGTCTTATCTTTGATTCCAAGCACGTCACGCTCGGCAGCATCGGCATAGAACTGGAAGAGCTCACCTGATGCATAGGTCTTCTTTTCATCTTGAGCCTTTGGAGGTGCTGGAGCCTCAGCAATAATATCATCTTCTTCCTTTTCTTCAGCACCTACAAGACTCTTTGCCGCCAGTTTTACTGAGTTAATTCCTGAGGTAGACTCTGTATTTGGTCCAGCTGTTTTCATACGCTTGAAGATGAACCAACGATTCAAGAAGGAGAACTCTTTTACGGCACTTGGCATAATATAGTCTACACCACCCGCCTTTGCCATTGCCCAACTTACATCAAACATATTACTACTTGCCGTAAGTCCAACTGCTTTCAAGTCATTTGCTGAAAGTGGCTCACATCCAATTTCACGCATAGAATCGGTTAAGAAGGGGTACGATACAAGATACTCGCGCTGAACAGTGCCGATTGTTGTAAATGTAACATCAATGGCTAGACCGAGTGATGCCTCGCCTTCGGGAAAATCATCGGCGCTGTACTGTTTTGTAATAGTCCAAAAGGTGGCATCACCTTCTGAGCCAACCTTAGATGACCCCTCTTTAGTAGTTCGTAGTGTTTCGAAGACCTTTTCACCATCAAAGCAACATCCAATGAAATATCCCCCTACCTTTAGATTATCGGCAATGTTTTTCATGTATCCTCTGAAGCTCTGCGCACTCTCAAAGAAGTAGTGAAGAGCAAACATACATGAAATACAGTCAGCACCCGTTTTCAGGCGGGAAGCAACACCCGTTTCAACATAGGGGGGTACATTTCCAATCGGCTTCACTCGCCCTAGCACACTTCGAAGGATATTCTTCTCTTCTTCCGTGGTTCCAGCATCGCCATTTACGTAATTCTTCATTGAATTACCAATGGCAAATACCATCTGTGGGAATCCCTCGCGTCCGCCCGAAGTCACCATCGACTCGAGATAACGGCGATAAATACTATCCTTATCCCCACGAATATTATCATCAGAATAGTCGACGCCTAAGACAAAGGCGATTTTATTACGACGCCAAATCTGGAGATCCGCTCCAACACCACACGCTGTATCAATGAGTGTCTTACCGGTTCCACTGAGGCCCACACGATATAGAATGCGCTCTTTAATGTATTTATTGTGGAAATCACGCATAGACCGCGTAAGTAGTAGGTCTTGCTCTGGGGCTGCCGCGCGATTATAGTACTTCTTTCCAAGTCCTGGTTGACTCTTAAGAAGAGCCATCTGCTCCTCTACAGAAGGCTCCTCATCACCCGTAATAACCATATGGCGTGTAATGGGGTCATAAATACTGTTCCAAACATCCTCTGCTACCTTGTCACTGTTAAGGGTGCGCCCAAGAATTCCACTTTGGAGGCGCTCAGTCTTGTCCATACGAATACGCTCAGGAATCCAGCGCCATCCTGGGGCTGCCTTCGGATTATAAGACATTTCAATAATTGTCTTATCAAGAATGGGCTCACCCCCTTCCGTTTTCACAAAGGTTTCCCCAGTATCAGGGTCGGTTTCCACGGCAAGCCGACAAATACTGGCCTGTGTATCAGGAATCTCTTTTGGACTGAAAAGCGTTGGCTTGTACTCTCCTTTAATGCCATCAGACCCACGCACAATGCGTGTTTTCTTAGGCAACTCTAGATTGTTTAAGATAATATTACGCGCATTTTCCGTTGAGGAGCCCACAAATAGACGTAGTGTTTTGTACATTACCTCTTGGTTTGTATCAGGGTTAATACCAACCGTAATAAGGTCACGCTCAGTACCTTCTACCTTTTCAAAGCGTACAAGGAAATCAATGGTATTATCGGCGGGAGGCTTCCATTTGAACTGGTCATAGAATGTATCACCTGCACCTGGGGGTAGGGCTAGCTTATTTGGGGTAAAGATAAGACCATCGGTATAATAAATACGTGCCGTGTCTAAGACACGCTTTGCAGCGCGGAAGATACTATCATCCCCCTTTTTAGCAAACTTGAATTCTTTCATCGAAACTTGAAGACGGGTCTTAGGAGTAATGCCGGCTGCCACAGTAGTGGCCCCATCACCCTTATTCCATAGCTCAACCCACTTCTTTAGTTGTCCATAGCGCCCATCTAACTCTTTTTCTATAGGTGATTCAAAGGGGAGCGTGCTTACAACTTTTGAATCTGTAGCATAGAATATGTCGAAAAGGAGAAACTGTTGTGTGGGCTCCTTGTCTTTTGTAAGTGTAACCCATTCACCATCTACAAGGGACATGCGACACTCAATATTTTTAAGTCCACTGCGATATACACTTGTCATGTTCATATCGATGAGGAAAAGCTCGCCATTTGTATCTGTAAAGCCTAGGCAACGAAGGCCATCGGCCTTGTCAGTTACATTGTAGCCGTCGCGAATATTTGCTTCGCCATCAGTATGGTCTTTAAGGAAATTCTTCTTTTGTAGGGTGCGCATAGAAGGTCCACGAAACCGCTCAGTTCCTGTGAGCTTTTTATAGGCTTCAAGTACCTTCGCCTTTGTCGATTTACGAATTAGGAGTGTGCTCTTTTGGATTCCGCGAAGAATTTCACCAACACCTTTAATAAGGCGGGCAAGTGCACCTTTGCTAGTGTCATTGGAAACACGCTCCAACTCGACTTCGATTTCGTATATGGGGGCTGACTTCATAATGTCCTGGTCACGAAATTTCTTCTGCCACCGATAATTCTTCTTAGCGTCCTTTGAGGTACCGCGAATGATTGACATATCAATACGGAGTCCTTCAATCTTAAAGGTCCAGCGCCGAAGAATACGAAACGCCTTTGGCACTATAGACCACTGATCAAGAAGACGCTTTACTTCAGAATCATCTTTTGCCATATTAATCTCACGCCGTGTCTTAATACGAAAATTATATTCTTCAATGTCAAGGGCGGTAGTTTGAGTAGCACGGTCCTTAATCATTACCTCAAAATTTTTGCCCACCATGATATCATCGCGACAATATTGCTGAATAACACCTATTGAAGAGAGCGTAAAGCGAACATTATCCTTTGTCATGATTGTCATACGGTCAAGCTGTGGAAGGCTTGTATACCCTTTTGCTCGTAGCCGTTTTGCTACATTGAGAAAGGTAGTAGCATCAACCTGGCCGCTTGCTCCAAAGGTGGCTTCCAACTCATATTCAGGGTGTTCAATCCATTCTGAAACCTGCTTTTCCATTGAAGCAACTTCTGCAGAGAGAAGCTCCATGGACAATCTATTCACACATATAAAATTCGCTTTGGGCAGGCAACAGTTAAATTTTACTTAGGTTATGTTATAATCTTAGTAAAAGTATCTTATAAATAGTCATTTCAATCAAGCATCGGCTCAACTGAAGAATCCATTTCTCCAGAAAATAGATTCTTAAGATGATTAATTGTCTGGGCACGACCTAGAGCTACAGCATAATCTGCCTTTTTCGGTTTTTCAATCCGGGAGCCGACACCAGCATTTAGCTCAGTCATAGCAACTTTCATGGCTTCAAGAGTTCCTTCGGCTACGGGATATTCAATGCGCCAACCTTCACTTTCGCGTGTGGATAGCCACATGCTTAGGCCCGAGCCGACAGAAGACTCATTTTTCCCGTGATATATTGCACGGCTACCAAGAGAGATTCCCCATACTGGCTTTGAGGCAGACCAAACACGGGGGTCTTCAGGAACCCAACGAATTTTCTTATTTGCCTCGTCTACAACAACAAACTGAATCCCATAGAATTCGGCAAGGGCGGCATCCAGCTCACGGGTGTCCTGGGGAGGGCTGGCATCAGCTGACTGTTGTAAGGTGAGTTGCTCCCCAATCTTCTTTCGTGACCACATGCGCCCACGAAGCTCAGCATCAACACGCTTCTGTAAGGTAATAATGGTTTCCCGTAGAATCGTACGACGGACTTGTGGGGTGCCGGCACGAAACTCTGGGTTTACTTTCCATAGAACAGCGGCAACTGGACCCGGGGGCTCTAGTGGAGTTGGACTCCAACCACAAATTGTGGTAGGGGTCATCTCATTTTCTTGAGTATCTGACTTTACTTTAAACTCAATGGGGTCTACAGTATAAAACCGATTGGGATTCTGTTGCAGAATTTTATAAAGTGCTTCTACCATATAATTGCTCTTACATATACTTTGTGATACGGGTTTAGGCTGTTAGCGCTAACTACTAGACGTTACCGTAGAAGCTCTTGTGCTTTGCGCTCTTCCTCATCACGCTCTGTTTGCTCGGTGCGCGTTGTCTTACAGAAATTCATGTACGTATATAAAACTTGAAACATATCGGCTGATACCTTTGAGATATCAAAAAAAACACCATTGCTATTTTCAGTGTATTCGATAGATTCCTTTTTTATTAAGTCAAACATGTGCATGTGCTCGGTTTTTGATAAAATTTTTAAATCTTCTAAAAAATGTCGGCGCATTTCATATTCTTCATTTGTAAGTTTAGTAGTCATCTAGTCTATAAAACTCCTTTCTAAATATGTTCTTCCCGCATTACCGTGTTGTGCTAAAGTTAAGTACCCCCTAAAAGGGGGTACTTAATATTGCCTACAACCCTAATATGGCAAGTATGCTACAGCAAAGTACCCCCAAAGGGGGTACTTAACTTTAGCACTTGCCGTTAAGCTTCCTCAGCTTCCTCAGCGTCTTCGACGTCCTCATCAGCTTCCTCAGCGTCTTCATCAGCTTCCTCAGCTTCCTTACCATCTTCTTTGGTGTCTTCATCAGGAGTAATTGAAGCTAACAGCCCCTTTGATTTCTTAACCCCAGTTGTACGACCCTTAAATAATCCAACACTTAGAATGTATTCATCATTCACCTGGAATCGTGATTTTTTAATTTCAACACGAACGCTTTCACCAATATCAACAGATTCAAACTCTTCATTACCAATATTCACATCACGAGGTACAATAACTCGAATGGCATCATTATAATTTACATATAGACCCATTTTATTCTTACGAATAATTTCTCCCTCAAGAATGTGACCATCAGGCGGATTGAGAACGGTTCCTTCTGCCTGAATGTAAAATAGAAGATCGCCGGTGAATCGTCCACGCTCAACTGAACCCATTGACCTAGACATAATCTTAACACTTCCTGGTTTTACAAAACCGTGACGAGAGCATTTACCTTCTAGACGACTACTTAGTTTTTCCTCTAGAAGTAAATCGATGGATGGAATTTCCCGTTTCAAATCGGTTGATGTAAGTGATACTTGTTCTTCAAATGTAGCAACATACTCCATCTTTCTCTAATACAATCTATTATTATCCTTAGGTCTATCAATTTTACTGTGTTGTGCTAAAGTTAAGTACCCCCTAAAAGGGGGTACTTAATATTGCCTACAACCCTATGATGGCGCACCCGATAGACTCGTCTATCGGGTAAGCCTGGCATACGAGCGTAGCTCGTATGCTCGGCAAGTATGCTACAGTTAAGTACCCCCTTTGGGGTACTTAACTTCGGCACTTGTCGTTACAGCAACTGTAAGTTTAACTGCTTGGCGGTATTACTGTTTCAGAAATTGCATATGAGGCTGGCGAAAGAATTAGGCCACCACCTTTTGAAATGTATGTTTCTGTCGTTGTGCGTTTCTTCTTTTTGGGACTATCCTCTGCGTCTTCATATATAATTTTAGGAACAAATTCACCTCCATACTGTCTTTTAGGTATATTCCATTTATGTAAAAGATATGTTTGTATACTTTGTATATCTATATTTGTTGTTGATTCTTCCCGATAGATAATAACTTCGCCTATTACTGAATTACCAGATGAATTATTTGCTCTGCTAAGGGGGGTGTGTCCAAAAGTAAGTCCTGATGCTAACGAGATATTACTATGAATATTAGTTTTAGTTACCGTATATAAATAACCCCCATCTACACTTGTTGATATTGAAGCAGTAACATCACTATTGCGTAGCAATCGAACTGTATATAAATGAAATCTTGGTAGAGTATCAGAAGATGGAAATGAATTGGTTGAATTATCATATGTTACATCTATTCCATTAAAAGTATGTAAAATATTAAAGACCCTATTATCATAATCAACAGCAGTAAATAAATTAAAATATGCACCTTCAACACGTGTTCCTGTAAATTTATGTACAATAAATATTACTAAAACTGTTCTTGCTACTGATATACTTGCTTGTGTAGTATCAGAAAATCTAAGATAGGAACTGTTATCGGAAAAATTTAGAGCCAAAAAGTTATTTACACCTGAGTGTATAATTGATATATTTTGATTAGACATAGTAAAAGAATTATTAATAACATGAAATGTAATGAGGTCATTTTCTGGATACAACCATCCTTTCGGTAAAGGAGATAACTGGTCTGGTTTAAGTATCACTGTTGTTGTTGCTGCTCTTATTTCTGCTGTAACAGCCTTCCAAACATAAATATCAACACCAGGCCTTGAGTCCATACCAGACGATCCAGAATGAGATGCACCTCTAGGATCCGGCCATGATAAATTAATATATTTTGTTCCGTTATATGTAACAACAGCGCCTATATAATAGCCTACTCCATCAGACCAAACTCCACTATCAAATGGAGTAATTGAAATATCACCTACTAAAAAGGTTTCACCAAATATCACACTGTTTGGTATTAATTCCTTTTTTACTGTAAACTGCCCAAAGCTTGGTCCAGTTACATTGTATACCACATTAGCATTTGGAGCTGGTGGGATTGTTGTACTTGTTGTTGTTGTACTTGATGTACTTGTACTTGTTGTTGACGTAGGTCGTATTGTTGTTTCAGTTGGCATCCAAGCGAAATTATCAATATTAGGAGCGGTTCCGTATGATCCATGATATATAGATTGTCTATTAATATCATTCCATGTTAAGTTAATATAGGTTGAACCACTATGTCTAACAACATTACCTAAATAGTAGTAGGCATCACTAACCCAAATTCCTTTATCGACTGTAGTAATATTTGGAATATGGTCAACATTAAAAGTTTCACCAATTATTATTGGTCTTGGTACTAAAGCGTGTTTTATTATATACTGTCCCCACCATGGTCCAGTATCATTATATTGTAGAGAAGAATTTGGTGTTAGTAGTGAAATTGCCTTCCAAACAAAAGTATCAACAGTAGGATTCGAATCAGTACCAGACGATCCAGAATGAGATGCACCTATAGGATCAGGCCATGATAAATTAATATAATTTGATCCGTTATGTAGAACAATATAACCTAAGTAATATGTTTCGTTAGAAGACCAATTTCCTTTATAAAATGTAGTAAATGTAATATCTTCAATCTGAAAGGTTTGACCAATTATCATATGTGGTTGTACTGAAGAGTGTCTTATTGTGTACTGGTTCCAGCTTTTTGGTCCAGTTTCATTATATACTAAATAATTTTTTGGCGGTGGTGGGATTGTTGTAGTTGTAGTTGTTGCTCGAGGTGGAGGTAATGTTGGATAAGTCATATCATTTATAATGTATGGTAAAGTAAAATTTGGTACATTCCAGTATGGATCTATATATACAGTAGGTATATTGTATTTTATTACTACTGGAACATCTACTGTGCTATAATATACAGAATTATTACTTATAGCAATTCCGTATGTAGGTCCTTCAATAACTTTATTTGTAACGTCTATAATACCAACTCCGTATCCGAAATTTGGAGCTAATGGATTATATATATTAGTTAATACCGTAAAAATGTAGGTATAGGTCGCAATACATACATAGGTATTAGTTATATCTACAGCAATTGCTGTAGGGGTTTCAGATAAAGGTATAAGTTTATCTATTGCAACGTATGGAAATATTTGTATTCTATTAACGTATTTGCCAACTGAAGTGTAATATACAAATAAATTTTCATTAGATATACTTCCTACAACTGCTAAACCACACGTTGGTTCATCTGGTAGCGATATTTTACGCATTACATTTGGTCCTGTAGAATCTGCAGCAGAAACTGTATTTTTTGCTTCGTCAGGCGAACGTATTTCTAATACATATAATATTTTTCCTGAATTATATTCATATGCTATTGAACACAAATTACCGTCAAAATCTAACGCGATTGGTATCATGTAAGGTGCATTAGTAGTATATGTTGATGCTTGTAGTTGCTTGACGTACCTTACAGTTCCTGATCCTGAAGTTATAGGCCCTATTTTTACATTTCTTCGATCATTTTCAGGTGATGGACAATTTGCATAAACATTGTAATTAGAATATACAATTCCACTTAGAATTGGTGTAGTAGTTAATGTATTTATAGTTGTTGATGATGTGGTAAATGTAGGACCTGTTACCATATATGATATAAATAGTGTACCTCTAGGATCTACAGCAATAGCGGCAGGAGATAACCCTACGCGTGGACCTATAAATTCAACTACTATTCCAGACGGATTAGTCTGAAATATATAGCCAGTTCCATAATCACATATGTATAAGTTACCTTTACTATCAAAAGCATGCCCGTATGCTCTTGTAGGATTTGCAGAACTTAATATTGTAGGAATAGTTGCTCTTTTGATTGCACCCAATATTGTCCAGTCTGGATGTGAAGATGTAAAATTTATAAGATTAGGAGCTGGTATATTAGGAAACTGTGTATTTAAAGCATCAAATGAATTTCTGTCAAGTGTTTTTGCTCTACTATTTGCTTTACTAATATAACCTTGAAATGAATTTGCAATATTTACAATTGGAGGATTATGAACACTGCCATCTGGTGATAAAATATTATACTTTATATGTTCGCTATTTGTCCATAATCCAACTGTAGTTCCTATTATAGGCTTTGGTATTCTATCATAAACTATTTCGCTTCGAAATATATCTCCCTGTCTATCAAGTGCATTACAGCATTTATTAATACCCAAAGCATTAAATGATGCAGGAGGTGGGCTATGACAACATGGATTATCGATTACAGTTATTGAATGTGCCACATATCCATACAACTCATTTCCTGCAATCACCTGATATCGAGTACTAGTACTACTATAATAATTAGTAAATCTGTATTTAATAGTTATTCTATATATATCATTATTGGTTACTGTAAATATATCTGTTGTTATAAAAAACATATCATGCGTATCTGAAGTTCTTATATTTTCATATTTAGAATTTATAGATAACATTGAAAAGTTACTTGCTTGAGCGGGTGTTATAGATTGTTCAACAGTCCCTCTTTCTGGTGGATATGATTGGGATGCAACGTAACCTTTTGACATATTCTCATATAGTACACTACCTATTTCAGGTTCCTCTATTGAATAATTTTCTGTAAAGGCAGGATCAAACATATCTCTACGATTTGTTAAAACATGATGATATATTTTACCACCTCTTATATAATAGTTAAAGTCATTAGAAAATTGTCTTACATTTAGTAAATGACCATAAAAATTATATATTCCTTTTTGGGTTACAGTTCCATTAATTTTAAATGAAATGCTAGTATTTCTAGCTAAACTATTGGGAGCTTGTGGTGTAAGTGTTGTAGTTGTTGTTACAGTAATATACGGAATTGTTAATACATATATTTTACCATTAGATGTTATATAATATATAGTTGTTGAACTTATATAAATACGAACAACTCTTGATGTTATCGGTACTTTATTTATTTCATCAGCTGTTGTTCCTGATACTCTAACTCTACCATCAGTTAAAAAAAGGCAATATAAATAATTACTATCGGCATAACATATAATTGAAGCTGATTGATTAATAGTAAAAGCGGTAATTGTATCATTTGCAGGTGTTAAAGTTGGTATATTAATATGTTCACTATCAAATATTGTTTTAATTGTATTATTCTCTATATAATACATACTACTATCTGCTGGACTAAAGAACAATTTGCTCGGCAAAACGTAAGAATCAGCACCATTTGTATGTACTTTTACAAGATAATTATTTTTACTTAAACAATATAAATTACCAGCACTGTCGAAGAAAATTGAACTTCTAACTGGTAAATCTTGGCTATTAAGAGTGGTAATTAGTCTTTTTCGGTTAGGTAATTCCGCTATAATATACATACTACTAGCATCTGTATTACCATCAAGCAATTCTCCATATTCTCCATTTATATTAAACCCTATTATATAAGAAAAATTATAATCATTTGTCATAAATACAAGCATTCTTTTATTAACAGGACTTATTGCTATTGAGTATGCTCTACCACCTGGTATTTTACTAAGTCTGTTAAGCTCTACTGTATCTATAAAAATACGTGCTATTGATTCTGTATTTACTGATACTGTGGGTGTTGTGCCTGATACTACTACACTACCACTACCTAATTCTATATTATCTATACAATATATATTACCACTATTAAAATCACAGATGTAAAATCTGTTTGGATTGGTTCCAATAGCAAACCCTGTAATATTTAAACCCATAACACTTGCATATGAATTCGGCTGTGAAATAATAGCTATTGGAGCCAATGTTGTGGTTGTAGTAGTCACTAAAGCTGTGGTGGTAGGTACATAACCTGGAAGTTTTGTTCTATCTAATTTAAATATACCATTTTTGTAATTAGTGTCAGTTATTACATCTCCAGTATAAACTACCCATCCACTAAGAGTTGAGCCCACTCCAATTGCTGTTGGTATTCTAATACATTCAGCTTTTGCTAATGTTATATTATTAAATGGACCAATGGCGTTTAGAAGTGTAATATATGAGTTTGGTATAAATGTCCATGCACCGTCAGTTGGTATACCTGTAACATTAGTTAATTCTACCCAGTAATTTGTATAAGTTGTTGGAAGTAGTCCTATAATTGAAAAATAAATAAAATTAAGTTGTGCCCTTTTTGCTTTATATGCTATGTTCATATAATATTTAGTATTATACAGAACAATATCTCCTAGAGTATAACTTGTTCTACTGTCTTCTGTAAATGTATTTATAAATACAGGAGTCACACTAATTTGCTCGACTGTAGTAGTAGTTGAGAAACTAGATTGAAATGGAGAATCAACATTAAATGGTACACCTATTGTTATATTTAGTGGAACTTGTGCACGATTTATTTGTGATATTGTTATACTAGGTTGTGAATACGAGGGAAGTCTTGTAGTTGTACTTGTAGTTGTTATTGTAAATGGGAACCATCTAGACCAAAATGCAGTATTTCCAAATTCAAATATCATAGAAGTTAAGAACTCTTGCGTTGAGGGTTTTGTATAAGCCCATGGTGGACTTGGTATATTATCTTCTAATAATTTAATATCTATTTCTAAAGATGGTAAGTAAATTAATGTATATGTTTGAGTTGCGGCATTTGCATTCCAGCCATTAATATAAAACGGGGCAAATCTCCCCTCAGGAACTTTACCTCCTGGAAAGTCATTTGGATTTAATGATCTATAGGGACCAAATTGCATGTATTTTAAGTTTCTTAAATCAATACATACCATGCCATATGGTTTTGGCCGTTGATTTGTTTCCAAATATATTAGGAATTTTGATATATCAATGTTAGTTATACTATTTGGCATATTTAGCCAAACCCTATCGGCACTAAACGTAGGTAACAAAGATTCACGTGATACGTACCATTTATCCATGTATGGAGAAATTACTTCTCCATTCCCCATATTATTAGCCTCGCAACTAAAGGGCAATGTTAATGAAGAAACAGTTAATGATGACGTATTTAAAGGGGCAACTGTACGCAATGTTAGTTTTAGTGTTGATATATTGCAACGGTAAAGATCATTTTTTCCGAATGGAGAATATTGTCCAGTTGTAGAAAATACTAATATCCCACGATATTTATCAATACAAAGAGAATTACATGCATTTCTAAAAAAAGTGTCGTTTTGTGCAGTACTGCTAAATAATCGTGTTTCTCCCCAATCTGTAACATTGAAAAGATTTCCATTCATGTAGACTGATATAGGACCAGTACTATCTAGGAAAAATATCATATTATTTGTATCATATGATGCAATATATTTTGGGCTTGTTACATATAGTAATTGTGTGGGAATATTTCCAGGACTAAATGACATTATTCTATTATTACCAGTATCAGCAACATATATAGTATTTGTTAAAGCATTATAACACATTGAATGTGGATTATTAAATACACCTCTAGTGTTTGGTAACATACTAACAGTTGCTGTACATCCTGCACCTTCTACAACACGAATTCCATAATCGTCTAGAATATATGTGCGTAAAATACTAACAGCTATAATCCATCTTGGATTCTTCATTCGTGTATTTTGTGGTGAATTTGGTGTATTAGAATCACCCTCAGTTAAAATTACTCCAACATCTGGATAATTAACAGGATCATAGACCCATGATGCAGGTGATGTTTTTTTATTATGTACTAGTGTATGCATTGCGTGTCCAAATAAAATATATATTGTGAAGTAATTCTTCAGTATTACAAAATGTTTGAAATTTTGAAGGCTCAGAGTATTAGTAGAATCTTTCCACGAACGTGAGATTACTCCATAGGGATCGCCAGGATGAGTCTTAATAAGATCTGTTGCACTATTTTCTCCATACGGTGTTCTTCCAAGAAGACCTCCATCTGGACCACCTGCTACGTTATAATAAATATCTCCACTTTCTTCTTCAACACAGCCAGAGTAATAAGATAAGTTACTTCCAATGCCTGCCCCATACATCATACATGGTAAAAATGAAGGAGGTATTGTGGGAACCATTCTATAAGCAAGAGTTGGTATAGAAAATCTATAGATAGTTGTTCCATGTGAACAAAATAAAACCTCGCGTAGGGTATCAATAACAATATTTGTCCACCCAGTTTCTTTGAAATTTATTTGTTCTCCAACTCCACATACAATACCAATATTTCCATTATTATATACGCGTATATATCCAGTACTATCAAGAAAAAATAGAATATTAAGTTTGTTATAAAAAGCTACACAGTTTGGTAAAAATAGTTGTAAGTTTACTGCTGGTCCATATAAACCTGTATTTAATCCGCCTCCAGCAATAATAACAGGTGGGTATCCAGGATCAATTGATTTTATAACATGATTGCCAGTGTCAGCAACATACAAGATACAGTTGTTACTATCGTAGCTCATTGACATTGGACTTTTAAAGGCATTTACTGTAGCATGTAGTGTTGTTAGTGTATTTGGATATTGATTTGTAGTAACACCATATTGATGAAAAACACGAATACAATTATTTCCAGTATCAAGTATATAAAGAAATCCGGCTTTTTCTACAAATATTATACTTCTTGGATTATTTAATCGTGCACTAGATTTTAAACCATCTTTAAATCCAGGATTGGAAACAGAACCGATATCTGGATTTGTAATATTTTGGTAAGACCAGGTTGAAGTTGATTCATTATATACTAAAGTACAAATAGCATTTCCGTACACCATATATAAATACTTATTTTCAAATAATGCAATTCCTGTAATTTTGTAATTAAATCTTCTACCTCTTACTGGATCTACCCATGGTAGTACTATATTTCTATTTACTGAAATCATTTCTGTATCAAATGTGTTAGAGGCTGGAGGCTGTATAGACATTATAATATCATTTTCAGATGAATCAATATTAGTGTAATATAATACTCCTTCATTAGAAACTACTGCAGAATACATAGGAATTTTAATATTTAGTTGAGGGCGGTTATAATTTATAAAAGGTAACACACGTACTAATACTTGATTAGATGTAGTTACTGTAGAAGTTGTACTACCAGTGAAGTCATATACAGCAGTACTAATATTAATAGTACGAGTTCCCGAATGTAAATGAAATGATAAAATACCGCGTTCTTTATCAAGAGTAAGGGAGTATACTGGTGAGGCAAAGTAAGTCATATCAGCCATTTCTGCAGAACTTTTAATGATTCCAAATTTACCATTTTGATATACATGAATTAATGATTCACCACTTCTAAAGAATATTACATTCTTTTTATCATATGATACAATATTTTCTACTCTATTTATAAAGGGAGTACTACCTATATTTGCTGGAAGTACTCCAATATTACCATGAGTTCCCTCTGTTAATATTATAGGAGTACTTCCAGGATTAAAGGCAAATATTCTATTAGAAGTTGGTAAAGAGCCCCAATAACCACTCCAGGCACCAGGTATACTTGTATCACATACATATAGCGTATTTGTTATACGATTGTAATCCATAGTATTTGGATTTCTAAATACATTTACTGCAGTTACAAGATCTAGTCGCGCTCCAATTCCAATATTATTTAATGACCAAACACAACCATTACCACTATCAAGAACATATCTAAGTGAAGGATTTACATAGATAATTTGAATAGGTGTATGCATTCTTGCTTTTGTGGTAAATCCAGGAAGACATCCAGATACATCCACATTTCCTATATCTGGATAATTACCACGATCATAGTTTGTGCATCGTATTCCATGTCCAACTACAGCGTATATTGGTGAAGGTATACTAACTACTGGTGCCTGTACAACTGGTGCTTCTACAAAAGCAAAAAATGGGTTTTGTGTAACTTGGTTACTAATAAGTTGATATTTACTCCAAAAGTTCGGAAAAATAACACCATCTACTTTTACTTTTGTTGTATCAATATTTTTCCAATTAGTTCGTTTTACTATTGAGTATTGATACATATTATTTTTCATAGTCCAAGTATTATTACTAACATTCGTATCAGGAACTGTACACATATAGTAGTATGTAGTAGGTGGAGTACAAGGAATTAATACAGTAGCAATAGAAGCTACGTCACTGTTTTGAGCCATATCAGCTAATGCTTTCTGTATTGTATCGTGATATCTTACTGGATAAACAGGTGTTACACTAAAAAAGTGTGTAGAAATAATGTAGTCATCTGTAATACCAAACTCTAGTGATGTTTTTGGGATTAGTGAAAGAGGATTACTAAACGATAAACTTGATTCTGTATCCCATTTTGATGCAAGATATGATTCAACTATATATCTATCATTCTCTTTCATAACATAATTAAAAAGAAGAACTTCGCATATTATTCCGTCTAAATTTGTATTTTTTTGGTCTGGTCCAGCATTTGTTCCTATACAATAACTTGTTATATACAAATTATTCATTTTTATATCAATGATATTTAAGTTTCCATTTACTCCATTTGTAATAGTATTATCTGCATATTGACAATAAAATATACCAAATCTAGACGAAGGCATACTTATTTCTGGACCCCATGTATTATTATACATTGTACTTAGAACATTAGTATTTCCTTTATAAAGTAGGGGGATACATACAGTTTTATTATTAAAATCTAATCCTGTATGATTTCCAAAACTTATTATTCTACCATATGTTAAAGCAGGTGATATGTTTAAATTTAATTTGCAAACTACAAATAATGTAAAATTATTAATAGGGGTACTAAAGCTACCTGTTATAGAGGAACGTGGCATAGGCGTTAGTTGTAAAACATTATATCCATTGTAATTTGTTCGAGTTATATTTGTTAGTGTACCATTATTTCCATTTTCAGACCTATCTGTAATGACTGATGTTCCATAGTTTATAGTTGATGTTTCTGACGGATTTAACCATAATATAGGTGGTAAAACATTTAATATAGAAAGATGTAAGGCACGTGTTGTTGTTGTTGTAGTTGTTCTATAAGTTGTAGTTACCAATGATGGTAGTGTATAACTTAATGTTATATTATTAAATTTAATATTATTTGGTATGGACGTAATTTGTGAATACGGATTTTTAGAAGATAGAATACTTTGTATTCCCCATTTAACAGCAAGATATATTTCTATGATATGTCTGTAATGATCTGACATGGCATAATTAAATACAAGAACTTCGCAAATTAATCCATCAATCTCACCAATTGCGTACGATGTTGTATTTAATGTTAAATTTATTTCTCTTTTATTTATACTAATTTCTCCATTTACTCCAGTTGTAACACCATTACGAGTAATTTGACTATATAATATATTATATGAGGTACTAGGTATTTGTAAAGGTGAACTCCAAGTACCATTAATATACGTACCAACATTAGTTGTATCTCCTTGAAATTGTATAGGTATAATATCATTAAAGGAGAATATTCTACCAAGGCCATTTGAATTACTATTTAATTTACAAACTACAAATGTAGTAAGCTCAGGTACTTTAATAGCTGTAGTAAAATTTCCAAGTATATTAGAATTTTTTGTTATACTAAAGTCAAATACAGAATATTTATTTACAGTTGTAGTGTCAATATTATTCATAGTAACAATCGTACTATATCCAGCTAAATCTAGAAAAGTATTAAAAGTAAATCCAGGTGTTGTAGCAGTTAGAAAACTAGATGGGTCAGATGGATTCAACCATACTTTTGGCCCCTGTTTATTTAAGATAGTTTGTCCTGATAGGTTTAGTGTAGGTTTTGTTTCACGTGTTAACGTAAATGTTCCTAACTCTTCGTATGGGGTATTTACGTTTAGTATACCCCATTTTGATGAAAGATATTTTTCTACTATATTTCTATCAGTATCAATCATTTCATAATCAAAAATAAGAAGTTCACAAATTGTTCCTTGTATATACGCGTTTGGAGTTGATGCTGATGTTGCATTTGATGCTTCACGGCCAATTGCATATCTTTTTATGTTTAAATTACTATTAACTAAATCTTTGTTAAATATAACACTATTTTTTCCACAATATACCTTACCACGTGAATATTTACAATAGTATATTGCTTGCTCCCCTGCTAGTTCTAAACGCAGTCCATTATTAACTAGTATATCACTATTATTATAATACGGTGCATATGAATGTGCATGATCTGTAGCGAATGGTACAAATGAACTAAGATTATTATCATTTGGACTAAATCCGTCCCAAAAACTTAATAACCTCCCTCCTGGAATACTTCCGTCACTGTATATTCTTTTATAAACTAGAAATATTGTAAAATTTGATAAGCTATTTGAATTAATAGTTGATGATAGTAGACGCGAAGTTCTTGAAAATTCAAGAGCATTCTTTCCATTAATAGTAGTTTCTGTTACACTAGTTAATGTAGCATTATTACCATTACCAGATCTATCTAATATTCCAGTAGGTACTCCCCCTGTTTTAGTTATACTTGATGTATCAGCAGGATTTAACCATACTAATGGACCTCCTCCAGTTAGCGATACAGTAGACGAACTAAAATCAAATGTTGTTTGTGTAGAACTTATTGTTTTGGGTATACTTGTTATAATATTATCCATATTTGTTATATCCCACTTATTTGAAAGATATGCAGTAATTATAGATTTCTGAGCATCATCTATACTAAAATTATAAACAATTACTTCACAAATTGTTCCATCAATATAAGAACTTGTACTGTTATTAACATGAGCATCACAACCTATACTGTAATACCGTATATTATTCATACCCAATGGGCCTGTATTTATAGTATTTGTTTTTATACTGTTATTCAATCCATTTTTTAATGTAGTAGATGAATAATTACAGTAAAATATACCATACTCGCCTGGAGATTGAAAGTTATTTCCCACATAACGACCTACAGGATTTCCATGATCTCCTGAATCATGTACATATGAAATAAAGTTGCCTGAACCTGCTAAAAGTAGTGGAATAAATAATCCTGGATGATCGAACTCATTATTAAAGCCTCCATCTCCAAAACTTAATATTCTTCCTTGAAATCCAGAATTTGTATTTATTTTACCTACTACAAATACACTACATGTAGATACATTAATAGTATTAGATAAATTCGCTTTTAGTTTAGATGATGCTGTAAAAACAATAGCTTTATTTCCATTAACAGTAGTTTCTGTTACATTAGTTAATGTGGCATTATTACCATTTCCAGATCTATCAGATAATTCTGATAAGGTTCCATATGTTGGATCTAACCAAATTATTGGAGCTACTCCATTAAACGTTAATGAAGGTGGAGGCACTCTTACTGGAGGTGCCCGTGTTGTAGTTATAGTTGTTATACTTGATTGTTTTGGTGTATTCCATTTAGAAGATAGATATGTTTCTACCCTAATTTTTTCTTCATCAGTTAAACCATAATTGTAAATAATTACTTCACAAATTATTCCATCAATTGATTCATTAGAAGTAGTAGTATATGTTGCAGAGCTATTACCAATAGAATAACGTGCTATGTTCAAGGAATTTGTAGCTATTCCATGGCATGTTGTTACAACACCATCTACTCCAAAATTAATGTAGCCACCCATATATTGACAATAATATATAGAACAAACAGTTGATAATTCCATATTACATGCACTAAGACTACTGTAGCCTCCTACAGGTACATTATTATAAACTGACCAGAAACGACCACCCCAGTGGGGATTCATCATTAATGGAACAAAATTTAAATCATTACCATAAGTTCCATTCCAAAAACTAAGTATTCTTCCAGCATGAGTATAAACTGTAGGAGGCCCACTTATTCTAGCTACTACAAATACTGTAGCTTCTATTATATTTGTGATATTTCCATAATTACCAAACAATGTTGACTGTGGCTCGCGAGTAAATCGTAAAGCATTAAGATTATTTTGTTGAACTATAGTTACATTATTTAATGTAGCATTATTTCCATTTCCAGATCTATCTAATATCTCTGTAGGCGTAGTTTCTGAATTTGTACTAGCATTATCAGCAGCATTTAACCAAACATGTGGTCCTCCACCATTTAAATTTAATATTCCTGCTGGAGTTAGCGGGATTTCTTCATCTACCATAGTAATCTCAGGTGCTTCATATGATGGATTAAACATAACTGTGTATGGAATCAATGGACTTTCTAGACTTTTATATATTTGAATATTTGGTATTAGAGTATTAATGATATCTGAAGATCCAATATAAAAGGAACACTTACCTTCAGAATCAATCATTTTAGTATAGAGAACTCCGTCGGCTGAATAATCTTCTGCATAATATACTAATAAATTATTTAATTGAATCACTCCTTTAATTATTATATAAGGACTTAATATTGAAAATCCTGATAGTGTTCCGATCACAGATACTTGAGAACCAGCATCTGCATGCACAGCAGCAAAAGAAAACCCCGCTGGGTTATTTCTTTGTCGAAGCATCCTATCCTAGAGGGACTATATTTATTTCATTTTAAACGGTGATTTGACTTTATAGCAGAAATCGGTCTATAAAAATATCGTTTTCCACCCTTGTCACGTTCAAGTTTATCAACTAAACGAAGAATTATATCCTTTAAAGCACATGCTTTAATTACATTCTGGAATTTACGGCTATCTATTTTCAATTTTGTTTCTATTTTTATGCGCTCGGGACTTTTTTCAAACTCCTCCTTAGCACGCGTTGCTATTGCTTCGGCATTTTCTAAACCCTTGCTTTTCGAAATAGATAGTGAATCCTTGTATACAGCCATTGCCGTATCTAACTTTTTTTTCTTCTCTTCGGGTTTTCGTGAGTCTTTTTCATCAAGAACACTATCTACTAAAAGAAAGGGTGGGTATCCAAGTCTAATAATCATTTCACGAATAACACGAAGACTTTTTTTATGTCCTTCAATACTACTTACAATTTCACACTCTCCCCCCTTTTCAGGTGGAGTTCCAGGATTTACAGGACGTTCATTTGTTTTAAAGACAATACGATTATCCTTCACTTTCGGAATTAAAAATCCATAGACACCACCTGCAGTATCACGGTTTGCCTGTAGTTTATTCATCGGGTCTGATTCATCTGATTTTAATGCACGTACAATAACCTCACTACAGCGCTCATCACCACACATATACTCTATAGTACCAGTCAAGTTATTCACATATCTGAAAATTTCTTTAGAGCCACGCTGAATAATTTGCTCACTTGCTGCACTTACTAACTCTTCTGTACGAGGCTGTTTGAGAATGTTTTTCTGCTCTTCGCTACTAAAACATTCATCCCAGACAAGCTCTAGAAATAGCTCCCCAAGGTATTTAAGATATAGTGCTGAATCAGGCAATGCTTTAATTGATTCAAACATCCATGAAATCATTACAAAATAATTAAATTCACGTTTGTATTCATCTCCAATATATCTTTTAAAAAGTATCTTTAAAACATCGGGTGGTATATCAGCATCGGATGAGCCATCCTTAATAGTTATTGCCCATTTAATACACTCATTCCAAAAGAGGTATTCTGTATTTACTTTTATTTCCTTTTGTTGTATGGCTGGAGTAGCGGCTGCCGCTCCTGTATCTTCTGATGCTGATGCTGCTGTTGCCGCTGCTGATGCTAATACCGGTGTTTCTACTACTGATGTGCGTTCAATTACCATTTTAGACATATCGTATTCGTCTTTTCGTACAATAGTATCAGCAATACGTAGTGCAAGTGGTATATGAGTATCTCTTAGACGAATCGGTTGAAATAAATAAAAGGCATTTCTGTAAATTATGTAGCCCTCCTGCCCTTTAATTCTAAGGCGAAATGAAGGCTGTCCAACAATTTCCGATAAAATTGTCCGAATCGCAATTTCAGGAATATCGGCAGCGCGCAGGGTTTCGATTAAACTATCTATCTGTATCATTGGTTGCTCCTCCTTTTCAAAAAGACGTTTTATAATCTGTTTAATTTGTGATTCTCTCCAGCGCATTGCATACTCACCATAAGATACCATAGAAATCTTAGATTCTTTCATTAAACGCTGAATATCTACAGGGGTGGCACAGCTATATGCACATTCCATCCAATCACATATTGCTGTATAGGGTGTATCATTCATTTGAACAGAGTCGCGAGGCTCTCCTTGAGAATCCTCTATTTTATCGATTGGGTTCAGATCAGTAATAAGAATTGCGTTACGATTTAGATTACAGTCGAGTGCATAGCGTTTTAAGACACGTGTAACTCTACCAATTTGTAGGGCCTTATTCATTGCTGTACGATACATATACATATCAGCAGTTTCAACATTTGTACCATATGAATTTACTAGAAGATGAATTGTACAATTCCGTTTTGTTTCAGGAAGAAGGGCATGGCTACACGTTCTAACTCCACGTCCTAGTACCTGTTCCATTTTATTTAAATGAAACCAGCTATCAAACACGTAAATTTCACGAATGAAACGCAAGTCTATACCTTCAGAAGCTACCTGGGAGCCTAAGACAACCTTAACTTCTCCACCATCAATATTTTTCACAGAGCGTGAGGCTTGAATGGCGGCGGCATTATTTGGGGAATAGTTAGTTTGGCCCGTAAGAAGGATATACTTTGCAGGGACAAACTTATGGGCCTTTCCTGTGTGTGTCTTTTCCCGTAAATTACAAAAGGCACACTGTCGCCCCTTTCCATCAACAATCCCATTTGTAAGTAATGGTTTATCACGACCCCAAGGCGTGTAACCATTTGCCTCAAGTGCTAGTGCAAGCGGAACCGCTCCAGACTTAATAAAGCGACTGTATATAAAAACAATACCCTTTGTGCTTGGTATGCGATTTAATATAAGAGATGCCTTTGGTGATACATGTACAATAGATTCTTTTGCTAACCATACAGGAGGTGAGCGAGCTGTAAATTGGGTCAGAGATGCTCCTGGGCTTTCATCAAAGCATGAGTTAAATCCTGCATCACGAATACGTGATTCAGGTGTTGATGAGCCATCTGTAGCAGGAAAAAGCCAATTTCCAGATTGTACCATTTCATCAATACTGCGAACACCAAGGCCATTTTGTTCGATTGTTATATCGGCAATAGTTCTAATAACTTTCATTTCGGTTTCCTTATAGGAAACAGGAACAAAGGGAAGTTTAAGAAGGATTTGTTTCATCTGTTGTGTAGCTTCGTCAGCTTCAGGAAATATAGGCTCACCTTGGGGACTTTCGCGTGGCCAATCATTTAGTTTAGGAACAGATTTGGGCGAAAGACGAATAGGAAAACTTAAAGGATTTTCTCCGCGCATAAAACTTATATACACACGCGCGGCTGCTCCTAGTTTTGCCTCTCCACCTTCACGAAAGTGACCCGTTGGTGTAAAAATGTCACGCTCTGAAAGTGGAGCGCGTTTATCATTTAGTAGAAGTAAATTCATTAGAAAGACAATTTCTCTGAAATTATTGTACATGGGTGTTCCTGTAAGGAGCATTAATTTCATTCCTGTTGCCGCCTGTATTACTTGAAGAAGGGATGGGGTTAAGCGTTTTCCTGCCTTTGCCTCTGATAATTCAGTTTCTCCACCTGCAATATCTAAATTATCCCCTTCAGTTTCTCCAGGAGCATCTCGTAAATTATGAGCCTCGTCAATTATAACTAGACGTCCATTAAATTCCTGTCTAAGAACTTTAATTTCTTCCTGTTTTCTACGTTCATCCTGTAGACTTTTTGGAACTCGGTTAAGTACTGATTGAATGTATCTATGAAACTGTATATATCCTAGAATTGTGTATCGCGTATTAATGGATTGTGTAATTCTACGTACAACTACACTTTTTTCAGTTTCGTATTCGGTGCCCGTGCGTTTTAGATAAATATCTCCTGTACATCCCTTTAATTCATTCGCTTCAGAATTTGCTCCCATCTTTAATGATTCATCGTCGAAAATTGTTCTACGAAAGCCGGGCTGGATGTTTCTAGGTGCTACAATAAATACTGATTCACGAGGGTATGCACGAAGATATTCTTCAGCAGTTGTAATGGCGGCACAGGTTTTTCCAACACCAACACCATGATAAAGAAGTGCTGATACATATGGCGATTGTGGAGATAAAAATCGACTTACAAAGCGCTGAACAGGTGTGAGCTCAAACTCCTCTTGAGAATCACATGGATTTACTCCTCGCGACTGTTGTGTGCCAATAGATTCTTGAAGATTTTCGGCAAACTCCTGTTTATGCATGAGTTTTTCAGTAAACTGAGGGTCATCCGTAGCTGGATATAAGCCAGCCGCCGCCTCCCACTCATTATTATCATCCTGTGGATATAAGTTTTTTTCCTGAATTACCTTAAATAGTTTATCACGTTTCTCCATGTTTTCTTCAGTTCTCCAGCGTTTTAATAACTGTTCTTTATTGTAAGTTGAATAATCTTCTGCCATACTAATTAACTGGAGTTATTAAATTAAGTTAAGATTAGCGCTAAGTAGTTAGCGGTATGTTTACCGTGTTGTGCTAAAGTTAAGTACCCCCTAAAAGGGGGTACTTAATATTGCCTACAACCCTATGATGGCAAGTATGCTACAGCAAAGTACCCCCAAAGGGGGTACTTAACTTTGGCACTTGCCGTTAAAGTAAATTAAACGTTACCACGTTGCCGTCCATACAGTTGAATATTAGACATTATTCCATTTTGAAATGGACAAAAATTCTTAAGAAGTCGAGCAACACGAAGAAGAATCTCCCGCTTTTCAATATTATCAGACCGAATGCGATTTAGCCCTTCATCCAAAGAGCACCATTTAATATCACCAATTTCACGACTCATTAATGTATTTGATGTATCATAAAGGGTGTTTCTCTCAGTAGGCATGTACATTATATAATATTTATGGCAATACTGTATACGATTGCTTCCAAAAAAGATTTCTCGTATTGGCTCCAAATTCTTAATAGGAATTACATCTCGCTCTGAAATTCCGGTTTCCTCCCATAGTTCTCGCAAAGCACAGAAGTATTCTGTTTCATGGGGATCACGGCGCCCCTTTGGAAATCCCCACTCTGGTGTATCCCAACTATGATTTACATCTTTAATAATAGTTTCCAAACTTGGAACTCCAGTACGAAGTGCCTCCAACTTCTGTCGTGACTGCTCCTTTTCATGCTTGTATGAGTTGACACCCTGTACGGCAGGTCCCCACATCTGTTCCCATAATGAATCAAAAGGCTCATGAAGTAGTTTATCCTGCTCTACCTTTGTCATACCGTGAATTTGCTGGGATATGTATGGAATATCTGTTACTGTATATTTTGCTCTTAGTATATCAATAAATCCCAGGCTATCTTTACGCTGAATAAGAAGATATTCGAGCTTAGATTGAAGAGAGCCATCAAGCCCATTTAGACTTGAATCAGAAGCAACAAGATTCTCTGCTTGGCTCCAAGGACCCTTTACACGAAATACAATTACACCATAACTTGTTATAGGCTCTAGACATTGTTTTGTAGGATGTCCATGCTCTCCACAATTTGTACAAAATGAAGTATGAATCATAACCCCCGTTTCTTTAAAGGGGATAGTTAATGAGGGTTTAACCCTTTGGTTACCGGCAAGTATGCCATATTAGAGTTGTAGGCAATATTAAGTACCCCCTTTTAGGGGGTACTTAACTTTAGCACAACACGGTAGTGGTATGCGTTATAGAAAATCATTAACAAATCATATACAGCTAATAGATGAAACTTCCGCCATCTGTATGGGGACCTATATTTTGGCATACAATTCACATAGTTGCTCTTGGATATCCTAGCAATCCAACCTATGCACAAAAACGCGCTGCAAAAGAATTTTATGAGTCACTCTCCCAGCTAATTCCGTGTCCCGTATGTCGTGAACACTACAAAAAACACTTAGAAAAAATACCAATTTCACCGCATCTTGATAGAAGAGATGATTTATTTAAATGGACTGTTCAATTACATAATGAGGTAAATGCTATTTTAGGAAAATCTCGAATGATTGAATCAGAAGTACTATATTATTATAAACGGATTGGGGCTATAGGGAAAAATCCAGTTATTGGGCAAGATGCTCTTGATGAAGTTGATCTCCGCTCCTCTATTAAAGGTGGGCTTATTGGAGGAGGTTTAGTATTTGGTGTTGGTGTTCTTCTTTGGATGTCGAATAAATCCTAACGACAATTTAAGTAAATACTGATATTAGATAGCCAATATGATTGGAGAAAAGCCTTCCATATTTTCCACAATATTCAAATATCTTTTCTTTTTTTCAGTTATTGCCTTTGTTATTTGCCTTA